TTTATTTCCAAGCTTTCTCTTAGTGCTATCTCCCCCTAATTCTCTAAGGAAAATACCTAATTGAATACCTGTTAGTTGTGCGTATCTTCTGTTCTTCATAAATTCTTGTAGCTGATCTAACCTAAAGTAAACTTTATTATCTTCTTCGTCCACGAAACACTGACCATTGAGAATCTCTTCAATGTCCATTGCATTGGCTTGGTTAGAAATATATCTATTTAAAATAGTTTTAAACTGTCCTTCAGGTGTCACTTCAAAATCAGGTGCTACTTTAATTGCTTTCGAAACAATACTTAAAACAAAAGCATCCCAATCATCACGGTTCATCATCGAAGGCATCGAAGCAATTTTTGTTAAACACTTCTTTCTAAACTTATGTTGATCGTAAAGTTCTTCTACATTTAAAACTAATCGATGCTCGTCATTTAACGTGACATGATAAATAGTATCAGCATCATCACCATGCTGAACAACATTTCCGATATCGGTAATAACATTGCTATCTCCTACTCCGTATTTTCTAATTCTACATTTGGATTTATTACAATAAGAACACATTGGTTGGTCCTTACATTTATAACCCCAATCTTTTTTATCCGCTTGCTTAACAATTTTATCTAATTGTTTTGGTGTCAAGGGATCTGCAAAATATTTATGATGAAACTTATGAACTTCTTCTTCATAGTTTTCTCCATATTTTTTCTTTGCGTAAACTGCGTACTGAAATAAAAAACTATCTCGACTTCCTTGTTGGACTTGTTTGTTTTCTGTTAGATAAGCTTCAATACAAAAAGGTGCATCTTTAAATTCTGATTCTTCATTCGTTAAAGATAATTTTTTTAATTGATCTAGGGTAATTGATTTCTTTTCTACTTCCGCCAGGAATTCATCAAGAGAAAGGGTATTCCCTTCTTCACTAAAGGCATGTCGATCGGAGAAATTAAATCCATTGTGATAAGGTAGATTTAAAAAGCTACCCACTTCCCAGTCTTTAGAGTTCATTCCTTCTCGAATAAGTTTGTCTTGTTTAGGAAAGACTTCGCAATGCCCAAGGCCCATTAACGACGCTAGTTCTTTAATCTTTTTTTGAACCGCTCCGGCCGGAACATAGTCTTTGAAAAATAAAAATAAATGTGCGCCACCACTTTTTGATTTGGCAACAACAAAAGGTAAGTTTTTTTCTTTTAGTTTTTGAACAATGCTAACATGATCCAGGGGATACTGATCTATATCAATACAACCCCATCGACATTTATCCTCATCATTAATAGGAAAAATGCCTAAGCTAGGCCAAGAACCTTTAAGATGATCTTCCCAACGAGCATCTTCGATCTGTTGCTTATGGATAAAAGATTTACCCTCAGCTTTATTATCATCTCGAAAACTTTCGCTAGGCTGGAACGTACCATATGCACGCTCCAACCCAAGAAAGATCTCTTTGAATTTAGAGACCCGATCGTTCATTAAAACGGAATGTCTTCTGAACTTTCTTTTTCTGTTTCCTCACGATCATATTTAACAGTATGTTCGCCTGCCTTAATAGACTTGTAGAATTTAAGTGCAAGATCAAACAAATGCTTGTCTTCTAACATGTCATCTTTTGCAACGGACCAGGTATACCAACTACCTTTATCGTTCTGAGTTTTTAAAGTTGTTAGATTATAAAATCTCATGAACGTAGGAGCGGGGTGATACTGCTTTGTATTAGGATCTTGAATGAACTCATTTTTCAATGAGTAGTTCCAACTTCTTGAGGCTTTTAGCTGCGTTCCTTTCATAGAGATGATAGCAGGTCTAGGAACTTTGCCTTCCTCATCCATAATAAGAACATAGAAGTTAGCAGACTCTTCAAGATAATTACCGTTAGGTAATCTCATCTTACCGTCAGTACCTCTGACTGCATCTGTTGGTCTATCCTTCGGCTGAAAGATATTTACAGGAGCATTAGAGCCAGTACCTCTATCTTGCCACTCCAAATAAACTTTCTCATAATTACATACAAGAACTTTAATTCCTGGGTTGCCTGCCCAAACATGTTTATCGGTTTTACTAAGGATCATTCCTGCCTTAGCACCCTCGATATCATCTAACTCTGGGGACATTTGTTGAAGGATACTAACCCTTGGAGTACCTGTGTCTTCTTGGGTTATGTTTTCTTGGCCCGCACCTACAACTTTCAGAATTTCTGATAAGTCAATGGTGGGTGTAGCCAATGCTTGTTCCGCCTTTTTGGTGACGGTACCAGTTTGTTTTTGTGTCATAAATTACACTCCTTTTATTTTTTTCGTTCGATCTTTACTGACTTTACTACAGTCACCCCGAACTTTTCTTGGACATCAGATGTCATCGAACCTTTCTCCATCTGTTCCTCACAAAGTTTAGCTAGGGTATTCCAGGGCACGCTCTTTTTAGTTTCAGGGTGAAGACCTTTTTCTTCTAACTCTTTAACTAAATTCTGTGCATCAGAATCTTGTCCTCTACCAAAAGTAGAGATGACTTGATTTTTAATTACATCATCAAGTCCTTGATTTCGTAACCATTCAAAACAATAATCTTGATTGTCTTCTTTGATATAGGCACGAGTTTTATCTTTGACAGAAATTTTACTACCGTCTTTAAGAGTCAACTGTTGTATCCCGGTATCAAAGAAACTAGGAATGATATCATTCTCTAATTGTTCTTCTCTGGCTTTGAGATTTTTAATCTCTTGTTCTAAATCAGAAACTTTACTTCTTACGTTTTCAAGTTCTGTTACTGCCTGACCAACGTCAGATAGTTTATCACCACTTAAAGTATCTAGTTTTGATAACTCTAAGGCTTCGTTCAATAGACCCATTTTATTCTCCTTATAGTAATTCTATTGTTATAGGAATATATATAGCACTCTCCCTGTCCCATTTCAAGACTTTAAAATTATTATTTGTAATTTTTGCAGCAACTGCACAAACAATCCCAATTAATACGGGATCGCCCATTAATAATAAATAGTCTCCTGAAGTAAAATCTTTTAATTTTTTTTCTACCGAAAAAACAAATCGAGATGAATTTACCTGGATTTGTTTTGGGTTTTCAAACATGATGTAGGGAGTTCCAAATCTTTCACAATCGGAAATATCACGATATCCACCATTAGGTAGTTTTGTATTAGTCGTTACGTATACTTTGTTCATTATTTTCTATAATCTTTTTTAAAGATAATCCTATCACATAAGGTATCTGTGGTACAACAGAATTCCCTAAACATTTAAGTCTGTCCACCCTGTCGGGTACCCCATGAGCCACTCGACCCACACTGGGTTCAACTGACCACCAGGCGCTGACTCCTGATATGCTACTTCCGTTTCCAAATATTTCTTGTGACGAAGCTTTGCCATGTTCTCTGTTAATCTCATGTTCATTCCTATTGCTGCCCTCGGAGTCGGCCACATCTTTTGTCCTCTCTTGCGAATGCCCTCTGCTATTTGAACTTCCTCCTGAAGAATTTTTCCTCCCTTCCCATTCGGTCTGCTCCCAGGATTTGATGCCCTCGGAGTCGGCCATAACTTGACTGGGTTTGGACTCGATGCGTCCTTCACTGCGGTTATCAAATTGATCTGATGACTTTTCTCTCGTAAGTTCTTCTGACTTCTTGGTCCCCTCTGCCCGTCCCAAGCGTTGGGAGTTGGCCAAGTTAGCGATGATCCAGACTCTTTCTCTTTTGTGGTTGGCACCGATGCTAGAAGCTGAAATACTAAACGTCCTTGCGGAGTAACCTTCACTCTCCAGGTTCTCGAGTACGGAGTCGAGACCGAGTTTAATGTGTCCACCAACGTTTTCTCCAATGACCCAAGTAGGTCGGAGTTCTTGGATAAGTCTAAACATTTCTGGCCAGACGTGTCTTGGATCTTCTTCACCTTTTTTTCTACCTGCGACGGAGAAAGGTTGGCAAGGGTATCCTCCGGTGATGATGTCGATTTGATCAATTCCATCTGTTTTAAGTTTGTCATGATTTAATTCCTTTACATCTCCATATACTGGAACACCTGGAAAATTCTTTTTTAAAACTTTCTGACAGTATTGATCGTAGTCACAAAACGCAACTGTTTCAACTAATCCCGCAGATTCTAGTCCTAAACTAAATCCACCAATTCCACTAAATAGATCTAAGTGTTTTAACATTCTATAATTATTTCTATAATAGATAAAATATTTAGGATAGGATTGCAAGTATGAAATTTATTCTAATCCTTTTTGTTTGCATTAACGATGCTTTTGCGCCTATTGAAAGCACTTGCGTGATGCAACCCTTAAAGATGACTTTTGATTCCATGAAAGAATGTCAACTTGCTGCTCAATATATTTATAAAGATATAAAAGGACCTGATATTCACATGACTTCTTTTTGTGCAGAAAAAAACTTGACATCAATATAGGTTATCTTATATAAAGAACTTAGAAAGTTTTTACGATGTTAAGAATAAAGACAAAACCATATACAGAAAAACAATTAAAACATTTTAGTGATTTAAATTATAATAATATTTATGGAACTCTTTTAGAAGAAGAGCATATACTTAATAGTATTGATGCTGATCTTCCAACAACAGAAGAATACTTTTATAGAAAACTAAAATACAGGGCAATGATAAAGCCTTGGAAATATTTAGATGCGTGGAGAAATTTAATGAGATTAAAATATTTAAAAGGAGGGATTGATGTATCCAAACTTTAAAACACAACCATTCCAACATCAACTCCAGGCTTTGGGTTGTTCCTGGGAAAAAAATAACTTTGCCTATTTCATGGAAATGGGAACGGGAAAATCAAAAGTCTTAATTGATAACATTGCGATGCTTTATGATGCAGGTAAGATAAACGCAGCCGTCATCATTGCACCGAAAGGTGTGTATCGAAACTGGGAGCGATTAGAAATACCAGCTCATTTACCTGAACATATCAATACAAGAATTACAACCTGGGTAGCACCAAGCTCTCGGAAAAAAGAAGATCAACAAAAATTAGATGAACTATCTAAAACTTTTGACGGACTCGATATCTTTTTAATGAACATCGAAGCTTTGGCTCATCTTCCTTCGGTTCAATTTTTAGATCGATATCTTTTAGGAACAAAATCTTTAATGGCTATTGATGAAAGCACCACGATTAAAAGTCCGACTGCAAAAAGAACTAAGAACATTTTAAAAGTTTGTAAACTAGCAGAGTATCGTCGGATCTTAACAGGATCCCCGGTGACTAAAAATCCCCTGGATTTATATTCGCAGTGTCAGTTTTTAGATGAGGATCTTTTAGGGTTTAGTTCTTACTATGCTTACAAGGCAAGGTACGCAATCGAAGTTAAAAGACATACATCGACTCATGCTTTTCCTCATATCGTAGGCTTTCGAAACTTAGATGAATTGTCTGCGAAGCTTGGAACATTTTCTTTTCGAGTCTTGAAAGAAGATTGTTTAGACTTACCTTCGAAAATTTATTCGCCCAGGTATGTCGAGATGACCAAGGAACAAGAGAAAGCGTATAATGATTTATCAACTTTTGCGATTACGCAGCTCGAAGGGGATACCTTATCGGTCACGAATACAATGACCATGCTCTTACGTTTACATCAGATTACTTGCGGATATTTGCCCACGGACGACGGCCAATCGATCCCTCTCAAAAATAATCGATTAGATGAATTGATGAATGTCATCGAAGAAGTTGAAGGTAAGATAATTATCTGGGCTAACTATCGTAAAAGTATTTTTGATATTAAAGAAGCACTCGCCAAAAAGTTTGGTGAAGATAGTGTTGTTACTTACTTCGGTGATACCAAAGATAAGGACCGCCAGGATATTGTTAAAAGTTTCCAGGACAAAGAAAGCCCAGTACGATTTTTCGTAGCTAACCAACAAACAGGTGGCTATGGATTAACCTTAACGGAAGCTCATACGGTTATTTATTTTTCTAACAATTATGATTTAGAAAAAAGAATTCAATCCGAAGACCGAGCTCACCGAATAGGTCAAAAAAATAATGTGACTTATATCGATTTGATTTCTGAAAAAACCGTTGATGAAAATATTGTCAACAGTTTAAGAAACAAAATTGATTTAGCTTCTCAATCATTAGGGGAAAAATTAAAAGAATGGTTAATCGAGGGGAAGAAACAGAAGGGGGCCTAAGCCCCCGACTTGTTAGTCTTTATGAAGTATGTCGATACTTTCAACAACCGAGTTGATGATAAGATCTTTCTTAACCAAGTTCTCTTTATCATCGAAATGATAATCATAAACTTGAAGAAAATATCTATCACTATCAGGAGTTTTGTTTATTATTACTTTTCTCCAGGGTTCGTTGTACTTCCAACCGAACTCAAGAGTTTCTTTTTTATTTTCCATAGTTCTTCCTTTCTATCTCCCATATTATCCCATAACCAGGGAGAAAGCAAGTGGACATAATGTCGCAGGCAAATCACATTTATTTTTATAATTTACTTGACTTTACAAATAGGAATAAATATATATTATCTTATACAGGAGAAAGAAATGACAGATATAACTAAATACAAATCAGTGATTGTGCGAGTAGAAACGCATAAGAAACTAAAAAAATTAGCAGGGAGAGATAGAAAAATTTCAGGTATCCTCTCTCAGTTAGTCGACAAAGAATACGAAAAAAGAATAGGAGCGTAAATGTCCAACGAGAAAGATAGAATGAAATACAAAATGATTAAGATCATGGAAGCCAAGATCGATAATCAGAGTGAACCTAGTTTAGAAATGAATAAAGAAGAAAGCATTACTTATCATTGGTTAAATGAACTATGGCAAATGGCTTTTGTTTCGGGTGAGGTAGCAGGAATTAAAAGTTGTAAAAGACTTTTAGGGAGTAGTATTAATGAACTCGAAGAGATTGAGAATTTTGCTGAGAACAATATTAAAAAGACTCTTCAGTAATGAAGAGAGGGGATATAGTATTAATATTAACAAAGTATATTGATGCAAAAACTTACTAGAATAGTGGTCCTTCGCAAAATAACTATAGTGAGAATATCCTCTCTCTTGATTACTGATAGCGAGAATTAGTAATCATCTCTACCGTCTACCTCCCAAAGCTAGAAGGATGAGAACCATTTAGCTCTCGCATGAACGACCAGGGGTTTATGCATCGGCCCCTGGTCAAAAGAAAGGAACAGTATGGAAAAATATGAAAACAAATCAATTCAACTAAGAAAGCATTTAAAAAATGCAGTGCATTACATGGAGAAAGATACAACACATTTTCCTCTTCATGAAACCACTGCTTTTTTGAAAGGCTATATTGAAGGCTTACAAAAACTAGATGAAAAAAATTATTATTCTTGGTTAAAAGAACAAGAAGAAGCAGTTTCCTAACATAGGAAATAGTGGGTCCTTTTCTTCCTTACGCCCACTAGGTCTGCCCTGGAGTCTTTTTCGAGCAAAGGGTATTTTCTCATTGATATGCCTTTTATTCCTTTGCTGGGTTTTGGCGAACTCCAGGGTGGTTCCGAATTATCTTTTGATTTATCCCAAAAACATATATAATTATATATAAGAGCCGGAAGTATTTCCCTGTTTCGATCTTCCGGCTTTACAAGGACAACGATATGTTGAACGAAATAAAAAATAAGATCGTTCTTTCTGTCCAACGACAGAGAATGTACGATCCGGTATTGAAGGATACAGTCGATAAGGTCTTAGTGACTTTTAGCGACGGGAATGTGAATGGGTATCTAGCGGACGAGTGGGATAACTTGATGACTCAGGTTGACTCCATGTTAGAAAAGGCTTTTTTGTTGGAGCCTAAAGCTGCTCAACCACAACTAGACTAACGCTGGCCTAGTTTAACGCCCTGCTCTTCAGATTTTTTGCAAGCACAGTCTTCGCCACAGGAACAAATACCTTGAATTTTAGATAATCTGTTGTGTAAAGAGGCAATATAAAGATTTCTGAGCTGACCTTGGTGGAGAGTTTTGTGATCTAATTCATAATTTTTCATTGTTTTATACCTTTTTATTGCGAGGGAAACTTTAGTATATCAAAGTTCGAAGTAAAATTTCTACAGGAAAATTAAAATAAATTACTTGACTATAGGATTATTTTTTTGTCAACGATCCACTGCCCAGGGATCACGGTCACCCGACCAACGTCTTGATCAATTTGATCAGAGCCGATATCGGCTGCCAAAATAATGTATTCTTTCGTTTCTTTAAGAACGTAGCCAACAGAACGGACTTCGGGCGGTTTGATTTTGAGTGCGTCTTCAAGATCTAACCAACCCGATTCCATTTCATAGGCATCTAACCATTTAATTTCATACAGTTCATACCTGGGATTAGTTTGAGTGTGTCGCTGATCTCTCGACTTCGATCGCCTTTTACTTGAGCGGACCACCTTTCGTCCCCTGTTAAAATACTGTAAGAGTCTAGACCACATTTATTAAAACCTCTCATGGTACCCTGTTTTACCGACTCCCATTCTATATCATCACCAAACATCATGCCACCCTCTTTTATCTTGGGCCACCAATTCACAATGTCATCTTCTACGGCTTCCATGGTATGCGCTCCGTCCACAATAACCCCAAAAACACTACCGTTTTCAAAAGAATCAAGTAATTCTTGGTTATCGGATCTCGATTTGTGAACAATGAGTCTTCCGTCTTGGATATGATCGTCTAATTTTGCCATAAAATCGGCTTCTAAGGTACTAAAGTCAATCCCGGAGTGTTCTTGCCCACTGCCCTCGAAAGTATCTATTCCATGGACCTTAACGTCGTGTTTTCCACTGAGCTCTAGTGCGTCGCACAAGAACCTCGTACCACGGCCGGCGAACGTACCAATTTCAACAATGGTATCTCCGTCTTCACAGTATTTCACTAAGTTCATATACGCATCATGCATACTAAACCACCCTGGTATGTCTAAGTATTTATACATTATTTTTCCTTTCTATATGTCTATTGTATAATTTATTTAAATACCAATGAGCTTTATGAAACTCTTGTCTCTCTTTTTCTTTTTGAGGGTTGTAAGCTTCACACAGATCACATTCGTATCTATTTTGAATATATATACTGGTCATTAGATTAATTGTTGCCCGAACATGGCCCACGGTTAAATCATTTTCTCTGGCTATTTCCTTTAAAGACTTTGATTTACCAACATAAAACAAGAACATTTCGATATTTCTTTTTGTTCTTTTTAATCTTTTTTCTGAGAACTTTCTATCTTTAGACCTTAACCAAGAGTACACCTTGACTACTTTAATAAAATAGTTTGATTGCTTAAACGCCATATATACTTTTTTATTTTTCATGACTGCTCCTGAAGGTATATGATCTCGGTGGCCTCAAACCTTTTGATAACTGATACTCGTAGACCTTACTAATTCCTTTTCGAATTTGATCCATAGCATGATCGTAAGCTCTACGTTTCTCGTCGGTATCTCGAAGACCGTCTTTTTTATGTTGATGTAAAAACATTTGCAAATAAAACAATGTCTTTTGATTCAGTTCGATCGGAAAGAGTCTTCCCTGTCTACCGTATCTCATGTCTATTATCCATGTCTTTCCAGAAGCGATCGCTTGCTGTATTTTTCTTTGATCCCGCATCTCTGTGATTATCTCGGTATCCTTCAATATATGCTTCTAAAATTATTTTATGCACTATCTCAGAAAATATTTTTTTATTTTGTAGAGTAGAGTTAAATAATTTTTTTCTTTGTGCTTCGCTTAATCCTCTTCCGATTAAACTATTTTTTGTTGTTATGTCCATTGACTATCCTTTCTTCTAACTCATTGATTTTACTAATTAAATCCACCCCGTAATTTTTCTTCTCCGGTGGGTGTGTATCTCGTAGTGGTATATACCAGGGTACTCGTATCCAGGCGTGTTGGTTGAGTAAGCGTCTGGCTAGGTGGTTGTATGTATAGTTCATTATTTCTTTCCTTTCTCGTATTTAACAATGTTTCCCAGTAATTCGATTAACGTCTTCCGGGTAATCTTTTTACTTTCGTATTGATAGACTAAGTCTTGTAAGTCTTCGAGTAGTGTTGTCATTTCTTTGTCCTTTCTTAGGGATTAAACAGTTCGTCGTAAGTGACTTGTTGGGAGTCTTCCACGCTACCAAAGAATACGTCGATATAATGATGCTTATTATCTTTGATGTACTCTTGTATTTTAGGTAGGATTTTTTCTTTATCCCCGATAAAGGTTGAGGATTTGAACTCTCCTTGCCTCGTCTTAACTTTGACTGTTATATCCATTTCTATATGGGAGAATATATTGTTTTTGTTTGGTGGTCAATAGCCAATTAACAAATATAGAAGGAGGGATTTGTGAGCTGAAAGGATAAGGGCTCACGGACCATTGACCACGGATAGTAATTTACTATAGAAGAACCATTCATACAAAATAAAAAAAAAAATAAAAAAACTTTCAAAATCCGTTCTTCCGTTCTTCCAAAGTAAGTTTAGTTAGTAGAATCAGTAGGTTAGTCCAAAAAAAAGGTTCTTCCAACCGTTCTTCCGAAGAACAAAGTGTTCTTCCAAACCCTATAGGGGAGCAACCTTTTCAATATTTGTTAAGTTTTTGAATTGATTTTAATAGAAATGTTCTTTATAGAAAATAACTATGAAGTTTAGAAGTCCAGGTGATGATATTGTCCTGACAAAGGAACTTGCGGAAATGAGGGACGAACTAACTCCCAAACAAATAGAGTTTGCTCATCATCTTGTTGCTCAAGAAAATAGGAAGACTGCTACGGAATGTGCAATTATGGCGGGATACTCCCCTAAAACTGCTAGACAAATAGCTTCTCAATTACAAAGCCCCAAAGAATACCCCAAAGTACATGCTTATATTCGTTCTTTACAAGAAGACCTTTGGAATAAATATAAAATCTCTCCGGCTACCCATATGAGAAGACTACATGAGATTGGTCTTCGTGCTGAAAATCCTAGTAGTAAAGACATTAATGAATTTGATATGAAACCCGATTTGAAAACTGCATTAGCTGCGGAAATTAGTAGAGGTAAAGCTGCGGGATATTATGAGAAAAAAGAAAAGGTTAGAGATAAAAGTATTGATGGTCTATCTTTAGAAGAAGTGACAGAAATGCTTTCAAAAATGAAAAAAGAAGTTATTATAGAACATACCCCTACTGATTTGGAGAATAATGGATCCGAGGCAGTACAAAGCGACGATCAGTCAAAACAAAGCGATCAACAAGTTCCTTGAAGAAGGATATTATGTGTTCACTAACGTATGTGAGCAAGGCCCGATCGATATCATTGTTGTTAATCCAAAAAACGGAAGAGCTCACTATCTTGATATTAAAACATCTAAAGGAACAAGAAAAGTAAATGGCAAGTCGGCAGGTGGAGGGGGCACAAAACTCAACCCGTACCAAAAAGAGCTTGGTGTTAGACTCTGCATTGTCGAGGGAGAGGAAATTCGTGTTGTTGAAAAAAGAGAAACAATCATCAAAAGACAGAAAACAAAAAGGACATCAGCCTTCGTTAAAGCGAGGAAGGGAGTCCACCTTTTGGAAGAATGTTAAGTCAATAACTCCGAATATATTTTGGACGAGAATTGAAACTTACGGAACACCTGGAATACCAGATTTACTAGGAGTTTTTATATCTAAAAAATATAACAAGAATATTTCTTTTTGGTGCGAACTTAAATTAACAAAGGTTAACAAACTCGATCTATCACCTTTTCAAATTTCGTGGAATTTAAAGCGTTATTCTCTATGCCAGGATAATTTTATTATGGCAAAGGGGGTCGAAGAGAGGGCGATTTATTTTTGGCCGGGGGCCGTGGCTCGTGAGCTTTCAGTCAATTTCAGGGAGGTTGAACCCTTGTTCACGGTCCACCAACCATGGACGCTTGAGCTTGAGCCTGCGCTTGAGCGTGTGCTTGTCCCTGTTCTTGAATAATTATTCAATTTTTTATACGCATGAAAAAAGCCCCGGATTTCTCCGAGGCTCTTGAATTTATTCTACCCAATTCTCAGGATCCTCCTGGTATCGAGTGTCTTCGTTCTGCTTCCACTCGTCTGGGTTCTTGGCCATTGATTTGAGCAGTTTCTTCTCTGGTCTGCTCAGGGCTTTGATATCTTTATTCAAAGCGTGTCGATCGCCCTTGTATAACTCCAGGAGTTGTTCATGTAGCTTTTCGTGCTTGAACTTGGCCCGTAGCTGCTTGATATTGCACTCCAACTTAACTGAGGTTGTTGTGCCTTCTTCGTCCTTGAGGACGACGACCAGGATGCCAGACTCGTACTTACCGTTGTCTGGATCGAAGGTTGATCCGATACCGACGCTTACCACTTCGATATCTGAGTTTATCATTTTCATAATATTCTTCCTTTCGTATGGGATACTATAGGATAAATAGGCCGGCATGTCAACACTAAAATTTCGGGATCCAGGCCTGTCCCTGGTCCCGCATTACTATTAAATGCTTGAGTCTGATCCAAGCTTGTTCCTGGGCCCTTGTCCCTGGCTCGTGCTTGAGCATGCGCCTGCGTGCGTCTTGGATAAGCTTGTGAATGGACTCTAGGTTTCGCCTGTGCTTGCGTTCGGTACTATTCATTTTCATTTTACCAGGGGCCGAGTTTATCCATGCTCGGCCACCTCCCAAATTCTAATAAATCTTTTAAGCCATTTTAATTGGGGCTTAAATTTTTCGGGATCATCTAATAATTTTATATAAAGTTCTTCCGCACAACCTTTTTCAAAATTATTTTTTTCCCTCCATGGATCATAGATCTTGATTAATAAATTCATGTTTTTCTGTCTTCTGTGCCAACTCATTTTAATGTGCCTTATAACTTATATTTTTAATTCGTTTATCCCAACACGCAGTACAATTTAAACATTGATTGTCTTGATGTCTTGACACACAGTCAAAGCCTATTGGGTCTTTGTCTTTATGAACGGTGGAAGTATTTGGGAAACCCTTGGGCGGTTGTCCGTCGATCATGTTCCCCGAAACACGAACCACCAAATTCTTTGGGAACTTATTATTTCTTAAATATTCTTGAATAAGTTTTATTTCCCTAGTGGGTAGCCAATGTTTTGTATGGGGTGTATTCTCCGCAATGGCGACAATTTTCTTTAATGCCTCCATATGGGGCAAATCTCCACTATCTAACCATCTAAAATATTTTTCATTTTGTAATTGATAAGTCATTACATATACAAAATAATCACTTTCTAAATGATTTAAATTGGTGGCTTTGCCTTTTATAACGCTAGGAAAATTAAAATTTCCTTTTAATGCGTAACACTTAGAACAAACCGAGCCTTTTATTTTTCTTAACTTAGAACCCGTCACACAGTTACGAGCATCCAAGCCAAAGGAAAAACCCCTCATTTTAGAAGTTTTGCCTAATCTTATTAATTGCATCTTACTTACCTTTCTTTTAATTTATGTCTTGATTATGGGTAAATATGGGATATAGTCAACTAAATAATTTACGAAAGGAAGAAATAAAATGAGTATACCACAAGAAATACTTCAAGAATTTAACAAGAAATATTTTAAAAGGGATAATCAATATTATAAATTATCTGAGTTAAATATTGCGTTTAAATATTTAAAGATCTATCCGTTGGGCGGTGGCTTTCAAACTACAATAAAGCTTGATGATTACTTTCTTAATAAATGGCGTGAGGGTGAATACATCTTTACTGATGAAATGCCCCAACTAATGGAGTCGGGAAAATTTGGCTTTGAGTGTTGGCAAGGTGAATTTGTAAAGGGTTGGCACAAGCCATTTGAAAGGTGGAACGGTTGGCGGGTGCCTTGGTTGACTATTAAGGGCTTACACCAATTTAATAAAATACAAGATAAGTATTTTAAAGACGACGGAAATAATAGACCGTATTTTCTATTTGAGAAAGACAAGGTTTTATTTTGGGATAATCAAGAAGAAGAAAAATCTATTATTGAGCCACGAATATTCAATCTTGGTGGTTGGGACCAAACACCCCTTTATGATGTAAGCTTGGGCCTAACTTGGGATTTATACGACGACGAGGGAAATATTTCTTAAATAAAAAAAGGGGGGAAATAAATCCCCCCTTTCATTTTTCTTATAACTGTTCTTCTTCTTTTTTTGGTGCTTCCAATAAATTAATATTTGGGGCGTAATGTTCCAAAATAAAAGGTGCTTTGGTTTTTAGTATTGTTTCTACTTTCGCTTGAGCTTGCTCAATGTCATTTGTAAGCTTAATTGCGTCATGGCAAATAGATTTTAGCTCCCTTAGTTTTTGCCTTTCTTTCATGGCTTTCGTTTTCTTCACAAAAGAGCTTGCGTACTTCCTTGCGAAGTCATCAACTTGATCGTCAATATCGGAAGTATTAAACTTTCTATCCATATATCGATAATCTTTGATTGTTTCTTGTAGCCTGTGCTTGTTAGCGAATGTTATTAAAAACTGTTTCGCTTGCTCTTGTGCTTGCTCATATTTTTGTTGAGCTTCAATCAGGGCTTCTTTAATTTTATCCGCCCCAATTTTTTGTGCTATTTCTTCTCTTTTTTCTTGAAGAAATTTGTTTTCGTCCATTCTTATTTTTTGATCAAGAATACTTTCATGTTCTTGAAAAGCGCTTCCGATCTTATTTGTCAAGTAATCTACTTGATACATTTTTGCTTGTGCCATTTTACATTCCTTTCGATATTCGTTAATGACACTTGAAATATACAGGATTAATCCCATATAGTCAATAAGCCTTTCGTAATAAAAAAGGGGGCTTGAACTTGCCCCCTTTGTCCCGGACTTCCCCTGGTATTTTATTTATGAATGAATGGTAGAAATGCTAGCCACACGATTGCGACTAGCATTAAAATGTAAATTAAGATCATCAATAGCCCTTACTCATATCGTGATAGCTTAAACTTTCGGGGGTGAAGTGCTTATGCTTATCACTAACCCACCTATGCCAAGCCTTGTTGATCGGGTCGTAAGTTCTTAAATGATTGAACTTGTACTTACCCCCATTGAAATGGGAGTAAGTGTATTTAGTAATGAATAAATCTAATTGTTTCATTATCCTACTATCTTTCTATTTATGACGTAATCCGCTCTAGTTTTATATTTGTCATATAATTTTGGCTCTTTGTCTTTGAATGAAGTCAAATCAAAATTAGTTCTAATAAATGCTTTTAAACTAATATTATTAATTCTGATTTCTTCATTAAGTTCTTTAGTAGACATGAATGCATCTAGTCCACTTTCTTCACGCAAGAGCTTGGCTTCTTCCTGCATTAACTTAATTTGTTTTTCTTTTAATAACAAATCAAGTAGCTTTCTATAATTTAGGCCTTTGCTCTTGGCTTGGGCTATTGTTAGTTTATTCATAGTTATTCTTCGCTTTCTTCTAAGCTAGGCTTAGAGCCAAGCCCTATTGAAAGGGCTTAGCTATAAGTCTATTGGACTAATTTAAACTTTTGTTTAGTGTTTTCGAGTAGCCTCAAAATATTTAGACTATGAGGTTGGCTATATTTATTATATTCCAATTCATACTTCTCATACTCAAATCTTAAAAGACTTCTGATTAATCTAAATTCTTCATTAGTCAGTGTCACTTCTCTATAGTTTTCCATGTTAATTATCCTTTCGTTTTGTTTTAACATAGTTAAAACGTATAGGATAAAACCCATAATGTCAATACCTAGACAAGAAAAAAATGGTCATATTTTATTACCCCCTGGGCCGACCTGTCCTTGCCCTTGCTAGAGATACTAAGACTTTCCCAAAAGTCCGATTGACCTTGGATCTTGACCCCGACCCCCTAAATTTGAAATTGCATATAGCTAACCCTATAGTATAAATAGTGAGAGAAAAGATGAACGATTTCATTTCAGATTTAAGTTCCATGTCCCTGGAGGAACGTCAGTTGCTAGTGAAGAAACTAGAACTGAAGAAATTACAACTCGAAGCTGCCAGAGGCTCAAGAGACTCCTTTATCAAATTTGTAAAAAGTATATGGCCCGACTTCATTGAGGGGCGACACCATAAAATCATTGCAAAGAAATTAGAAGCCATCAGGGATAAAAAAATTAATCGATTAATTGTCAATATGCCACCCCGACATACAAAGTCAGAATTTGCCAGTTTCCTGTTCCCCGCTTGGATGATGGGGCATAACCCTAAATTGAAAATTATCCAAACCACCCATACAGCCGAGCTAGCCTATCGTTTTGGTAGAAAAGTCAGAAACTTGATGAATGAACAAGAATACAAGTCGGTGTTCCCGGACACTGAACTACGAGCCGATTCTCAAGCAGCAGGAAGATGGGAAACCAATCACGGTGGCGAATACTTTGCGGCCGGTGTCGGTGGTTCGATAACAGGTAGAGGTGCAGACTTACTCATTATCGACGATCCGCATTCCGAGCAAGATGCTCTTTCGAAAACCGCCATGGAGAATGCATGGGAATGGTATACCTCGGGTCCTCGTCAGCGTTTGCAACCAGGAGGGGCGATTGTCGTGGTCATGACGAGATGGAGTGAAGATGATTTAACCGAGAGATTAATTGAATCGCAGAGTAAAGATCCTTCCGCTGATAAATGGGAGATTGTTGATTTCCCAGCGATCATGGACGACGGCCAACCGCAATGGCCCGAGTTCTGGAAACTCGATCAGTTAGAAGCGGTCAAAGCTTCCCTACCCGTGGGCAAATGGAATGCCCAGTGGCAACAAGAACCCACATCCGAAGAGACCAGTATTATCAAACGAGAGTGGTGGCAATGTTGGGAGAAACCCCAACCGCCCTTGCAATATATTATTCAAAGTTATGATACAGCCTTTTCATCCAAGACCACCGCTGACTATTCAGCGATTACCACCTGGGGAGTTTTTCATAATGAGGTGACGGGTAAACAGAATGTGATTTTGATGGAAGCGGAAAAGGGACGTTGGGACTTTCCCGAACTGAAAAGAATTGCTTTCGAGAAGAATCAATATTGGGAACCCGAACAGATTATTATTGAAGCCAAAGCCAGTGGTTTGCCTCTCACGCACGAACTCCAAGCCATGGGAATACCCGTGATTAATTTCACACCGAGTCGAGGGAATGACAAAATGGTGAGAGTCAATTCCGTATCACCTTTATTTGAAAGTGGAATGATTTGGTATCCTCCGTATAAATGGGCGGAAGAAGTGATTGAAGAATGCGCTGCTTTCCCTTATGGTAGAAATGATGATTACGTGGATTCGATGACTCAAGCATTGATGCGATATCGACAGTTTGGTGCCTTAATTCACGACGATGATGAAAAGATAGATTGGAGACCTAAACGTAGAATTGCATTTTATGGATCATAAATGAATAACAAATCAAAACTAGATTTTATAATAGACCTACATAAAAGAAACTCTGATTGTTTAGGATTTATTCCAGCACCTTATTTAGAGAAGCTAGTTAATAACGATCAAGCTTTTTTAGAGTATGAGGGGGGATTAGCAAGCGGTTACTGCATTATAGGAAACGGCAAAGGTAAGACCTTAAAGATCTATCAGCACTGTGTAGAAGAAGAATTAAGAAGATTAGATCATGGAAAAGAGCTATTTAATCGAATTGAAATTGAGGCTAGAAAAAGAGGGTATGAGGATATTCATCTGCGTTGTAGAGAGAATCTAGAAGCAAATAAGTTTTGGGAAGCATTAGGATTTGAATTTATGTTTTTAGAACCTAAAGTGACACAAAGAACGGATAAGGGAATAAACCACTGGAATTTTAAAATTAAAGATCCTAGGCAATATTCTATATTTGGAATAGAAAAAAAATAAGGTATAAAGATTAAATGGCCGAAATAGATAAAACATTAAACACCGCACCCACCGGTGTCGAAGAAGAAATTACAACGGAAGAAGTCACCACTCCTATGGAGATTGAGGTGGAAGAGGACGAAGAGACCGTTGCCATTGGTCCGTCGCCCGAGGACACTGGAGATGGATTCGCTGACAACCTAGCCGAAACCTTACCCGAAGAATTATTAGCCGATATATCCAACGAACTGAGAGCACAGTTCTCGGTCGATCAAACATCGAGAAAAGATTGGGAGCAAAGTTATATCAAAGGATTAGACTTACTCGGTTTCAAATACAATGAAGTTTCAAACCCCTTCAGAGGGGCAGCATCCGTTTCTCATCCACTACTCGCTGAAGCCGTCACGCAGTTTCAAGCAGGAGCTTATAAAGAGCTTCTCCCTGCGGGCGGTCCAGTCAAAACAAGTATCATTGGGGAAGTCAATGATGCAGTCGAGCAACAAGCCCAGCGTGTGAAAGAATTTATGAATTATCAAATCGTCTACAAGATGAAAGAGTATGATGCCGAAATGGATCAATTACTTTTTCATTTACCGTTAGCCGGAAGTGCGTTTAAAAAAGTTTATTACGATAGTAACATGGGAAGACCGTGTGCAAAGTTTGTTCCCAGTGAAGACTTAGTGGTCAACTATGGGGCGAGTGAATTAGAAGATGCAGAACGCATTACACATGTGATTAAAATTTCTCCGAATGATTTGAAGAGACAAATGCTTTCGGGATTTTACCGAGATGTTGAACTGAGAGATGACGATGAATTATATTCTTCCTATTCTGATATCCAAGAGAAGTACGATGAATTAGAGGGCGTGCAAAAGTCTGAGTATTCGGGTCAATACCAATTACTCGAGATGCATGTCGACTTAGATTTAGAAGGCTTTGAAAATGTCGGGGAAGATGGTGAGCCCACAGGACTAAAACTGCCTTATGTTGTGACACTCGAACAAGGCACCGGAAAGATTCTATCAATCTACCGAAACTATCTACAGAACGATCCGATGTTCATGAGACAAAAATATTTTGTTCATTACAAGTTTTTACCTGGTCTCGGATTTTATGGTTTTGGTTTAGTGCATATGCTAGGTGGATTAACTCGCACAGCCACAGCAGCACTACGAGCCCTGCTCGATGCCGGTACATTATCCAACTTACCGGCCGGATTTAAATCACGAGGACTTCGTGTACGAGATGACGAAGAACCTTTAATGCCTGGTGAGTTTAGAGATGT